CTCCGAGCCTATTTTAGCCGTCCGCACGATCCCACCGGACAGCCGGAGCGAGGTGCCGGTGACATACTCAAAAACAGAAGGCATCCCCTGTGCAGCCGAGCGCATCGGGTATCTCCCCACCTCCACAAGGGCAAGCGACGGGGCCACCACGAACACCGCCGCGCTGTCCTCGTTCTCCAGAAGGAGCGAATCACCCGCCACCTTGAGATTAGAACCGCTTACCAGATTGATCCTGTGAGCAATGCTTGCAAGGCAAAAAATATAGAGTTCGCCCGGGACAGCCGCGCCGCTGTACCAGGTGACGGATGACACCGTGGACAGCTGCAATTCCCCGTCAATTTTGATTGCGTTCACCTTGGCCACGCGGGCGACATTGATTGATCCGGTGATGGTGGTGATGGTCGGGATGGGCGTGGACTGGCTAAAGCCGCCTTCATAGGCTGCCATGGCTGTAGCAAGGTCGGTTAACCTTACTAGCTCGTTGTTCATCTCAGCATCAGCCACATCCGCAAGGGCGTTCCATTGCGCGGCCTGAAAATCAATATAGCTGTCGTACGGCATATCTTAGTCTATCGGTAGATCGTCTGGGGGGGGCGTCACTATCCCTATATCCGTGGAGGTCGGCACGGTCAGGTAAACGCCCTCCTTAACCGTAATGGTGGTGGTCGCCCGGTTCATCAGGCCGTGGCCCCGGAATCCCTGGCGGCTCGATTCGCCGTCGCCTTCATATATGATGCTCGCATGCGTGAAATGCAGCATGATTTCGGCTATATCCTTTACCGCTGTGGAGTAGAGGTAGTTCCCATTCGGCAGCCAGAATTCCACCCTGTAGCCCTGCGACAGGCAGTAATTGAGCCTGTCTAGTTTGTACCGCGTGGCCGCCGCCACCGTCTCCACCGTCAGTGTCACCGCCCTGGCGGCAGGGATTGGCATATAGGCCGCATTGCCGCTAAACGTCTGAAATTCAATAGTGGTCGGCCCGAGGTTGTCGATCACGACCGACACCTCCTCGTTGGTGAACATCATGTAATTCCCGGTGTCCGTCCCCCACTGAGTGACCGCGCCGGTTCGATCATAAAAACGGAACCGAACAAAATCTGAGATTAACCGCCCGTGCATGGGGCAAAGATGCACAAAAAATTATCAAGTTTAGCTTGCGGGAATCAAAAAACCCGCCCCCACATAGCGGGGGGCGGTTTCGTTTTTGCCAAATAACCGCCTATATTTGCAGAATGAAAACACCCGCAAAATCATCCTTTGACCTCTTCCTTGGGGCTGTCAAGGACAGCCTACCCACGGTCACATTGTCCGGTGCTGAATTTAAGCTCCGGCACCTCACGCCAGCCGATTACAACCACATCAAACAGCTATTGGAGGCAGATGCACGCGCCGAAATGGCTCAAATGCCATCCGATTACGCCACATTGCCCGTCTCCGAGGTGGAAATCCAGCAGTGGAAGGCCACGACCGGGCAGGCAGGCGGCGAATCGGTGGACCTCTCCCCCGTGGTGGACTTGTTGGGTATTGGTCAGCTTAAGACAAAGCAGGACCACGCCGTAGCCATGTACAAAATCGCCAATTTTTTCCACTACCAGGCCGCGCTTAGCCTAACAGACATGGAAGGGAAGGCACTGGAGACCGCCGCCGTGAAGGACGTGGCGCGGGCAATTGGTAGCAAGCCCGAGTACATGGAAGCCATCAACAAAGCCATGGCCGAGCTAAGGACGGGGCAAGACGAAAAAAACGAACCAGCCGACTCCGGGACGCGTTAGCCGTCGCCCGGGCGGGAAATTGCGCCGTGGGCAGCCCGGAATGGGCGAGCATCTGGGAAAACGACCTCGTAAGGTCGGCTATGGTGACCGAGGCCGCAAGCCTTGAGACGGAGGCGCGCCGCCCTGTGATTGAGGGGATGGGCAACCTCTATACGCTAATCAACGTCGCGGCCACGTGGTATTTCCACGGTCAGGGCGCGCTAAAGGGGAACGATTCGGTGCATTCTGTCATTGAGCGCGCCAAACAGCACGAGGAGGGCCCGCAATTCACGATCGAGGATCGCGAGCAGATGAACCGCTTAGCCGAGCTGGAGATGGAAGCACTAAGGAAGCGGCGTAATTCCGTAAATTCGCCGGTATGAGTGCAGACTTAGGCATTAACCTCAAAGCAGAAGGATTAGCCCAATTCGAGGCGGACATGAAGCGCGCCGTGCAGGTGACGCTCGCGGGCGCGCAAATGCTGAAAAGCGGCCTTGCGGGCGTAAATGCAGCCATATTGGAGGCGTTCAGCACGAACGCCGTGACCAATTTCGAGGCCGAGCTGAGGAAGGCCGCGGGCGTGACGGACAGCCAAGCCGACAGCATCGGCGCAAGCGTGGCGGGGATCGATGATGCGATCGAAAAGGCGTTCGACCCGAAGCCGCTCCAAGACCTCCAGAAGGAGGTAAAGGAAACCGAGGCCGTGACAGCCAAGAAAGGCCGCAGCATCTCCGCCTCTTTCAAGGAGATGTTCGCCGCCGCAGGGCTTGCCTTGGGGATGCGTGAGGTGTTCCAAGGTATCAAAGCCCTTGGCCGTGAAGCCATCGGCGGGGCAATCAGCTATGAAAGCCTGAACACCCAATTTGAGGTATTTCTAGGCAACGCCGACCTTGCCAAAACGACCTTAGCCGAATTGACCAAGTTTAGCGACGTCACCCCCTACGAGCCTGACGAGGTGAACGCATCGGCCAAGGCGTTGCTGGGCTTGGGGATAGCCCAAGCTGACCTTATTCCAGACCTGACCATGGTAGGGGACATTGCCGCCGGGGTGGGAGCGAATTTTCAGGAGCTTTCTGTTGCCTACGGGAAAGCCATGGGGGCCGGGATCGTTCAAAACGACATCCTCAATCAATTCCAGGAGCGCGGGATCAACGTCCTGCGGGAGCTGGGGGAAATGTACGGCCTGACCGCGCTACAGGTAAAGAAAATGGCCGAGCAGAATCTGCTAAGCTCGCAGGATTTCAAGCAAGCCTTGGCTAATATGACAGGGGAGGGCGGCAAGTTCAATGGCATGATGGACAAAATGAGCCAGTCCACCGAAGGCCTCCTTTCCACCCTGCGGGGGAACATCAAAAATGCGCTCCGCTCCGTCGGGGAGGCCTTGCTCCCGACCATCCGGGCAATGGTTCAGTTCGGATTGGCCTTGCCCGAGTTCATCAAATCGCACCAGAATTTGATCCGAGCCATAGCAGCCATGGCAGGGGCGGCGGTTGCAATCAAGGGGCTTTCCATAGCCATAGGATTCGCCAAGGAAGCGATGGTGGCCTATAATTTTGTGGTTGGCATTGGGCCGGCGATTATGCGAGCCTATAAGGCAGCCGTGGAGGCTCTGGAAGCCGCCCAAATTGCCTATTCCATGGCAACGAACAAGGCCGCAGGGGCAATGAAGGCCTTTTCTATTTTGATGAACAGTAACCCGTGGGGGCTGGCCCTCACAGCCATTGCAGCTATCGGGACGGCGGTGTACTTCCTGACCCAAAAAACGGAGGAACTGACCGCCAAGCAGAAGATCCAGAACGAGGTTTCCCGCCAAATCGCCGAGGAATACGGCAAGCAGGCCGCCAATTCGGAGGTGCTTTTCGGCAAACTCAAGACCCTGGACAAGGGGTCAAATGAGTACAAAGAGACCATCCAAGCCATTAATACTCAATATAAAGAGTATCTTCCATACCTGCTAACCAACAAAAGCAGCCTTGAGGAAATCAAGATCGCGCAGGATAAGCTGAACGCCTCTTTGATGGAATCGATTCGGCTCAAAATCAAGGAGCAGACCCTGACGCAGGTGACTTCAGACTTCATTACCAAGACGCAGGGGAACACAATGGCATTGGTCAAGCAAACCGGCCTGACTGTCGCCCAAATCCAGAATGCAAGCACGGAATTGGCAGCACTTGCCAAATCCGAGAGCTTCGACAATTTAGCCGACCGCCTGCGGAAAATGCAAAAAGACGTGGCCGACGGGAAGTTCAACAGGACGGAGGCAGACCTGCGGCGGTTGGAACAGTTGCAAAACACTTCCATAAAGGAATACCAAACCATGCGAGACTATGGCTCGGAGATTTTCGCCCTGAACGAGCCTACGCGATTGGTGAACGAGCTGAAAAATGTAAAGACGCTCAGTGAGGAGACCCGCCAGACATTGGCGAAATTGGCCGGGATGACCAACAAAGCCAAGGCCGAATTTTTGGGCTTGGGCGTGGAGACCCGCGACTATCAGAAGGCCGTGAAGGAGATAAATGATTTCTTTGGGGAGTCGAAAATACTCGACAAAATAAAGGAGTCCGGCGGTGGCGGCGGTGGCGGTAGTACCAAAGAGAAGGAAAAAATAGACCCTAAATCTTTCGCCTTCGATCCATTTAAATATGGCGACAACCCCTATTCCGCCTATAATATGATCATCTCCGAAGAGATTGATAAAATAGACGGGATAAGGGAGAAATTCATTCGGGAAGAAAATGCTTGGCTTGATGAATTGCAGCCAGATCCACAAAAATTAAAATTCAGGTTTATCCAGCCAATGACAGATGCGGAGTTCAAGGCACTGCTCCTATTGGAGCAGCAAGCAAAGAAGACAAAGGAACTCTTTGCCAGCATCCGCCAAGCCGTCAATCAGGAAATGGCACGCATGGCCGGGGATATGGCCTTTGCCATCGGGGAGGCACTGACCAGTGGGGGCAGCCCCGCCGAAATCCTGCGGAAAACCCTGCGGGAAATGGCCGTGCAGATTCCCAGAATGACAGGTATGGCTCTGCTAAATGCAGCCACGAACCCCGCCTATGCCTATATTTCGCCCTATCTTCTGGCAACAGGCCTTGCCCTGTTGGGGGCTTCCGGCCTAATTTCAGGCGTATTCAAGGCATCGGACAAGCGAAAGGAGGCCAAGGTAGCCAACGCCGCCGCGCAATCGGCTATGCCCAACGGACAAAACGCCCCCGCGGGACTGGCAGCCTACTCCAGCGGGCAAAGCATCGGCGACCAGGTGTCCGACGCTCTCCAGAAATCGACATGGACAATCTACATCGGCGGGCTTGGCTTCGATGCAGCCGTGGAAATGGCTAACCGGAACAACCGAATCCGCAAGGGGCAGTAAAATTTTATCGGTGACTATAAGTAAGTTACGAGAAAGTGCAAAAATTATTTTGGCTTACCTATTGACAAAGCAAAATAACCCGCTTATCTTTGTGTCATAGTATTAAACATCGATTTACATCAAAAACAGTTAAGACAATGGAAACAGTTAAGTATCACACCGGAACACCCACCAGCCAAGTCCGCAAGATGAACGTGGGAGAGGTCATCAGGGTAAAAAGAACCCCGAATTGCTTCAAATTGCAAGACAGGAGCGTTATCGGCTGGAATACCGGCTTCCCGGTTCAGACCTTCAGCTTTGTTTACTACAGCCTCTCGACAGAGGACGGCCGAGGCTCGCACAATATCTTAGCCGATGCGAGCCTTGACAAAGCCATGAACGAGTCCGGGATCGCGGACAACCCCGACCAGCTCTATCAGATCACCCGCCACCCGAATATAATGAAACAGGGCAAATTCAAGCCCTACCCCGTGAAAGTGTACGAAATTATCCCTGCTGTTTGAACTGCCAGCAGCTGCCCCGGGACTGACCGGGGCAGCATATTTTCAACACAATGGGAAGCTACAGCACAAAAAAATACCCAGACCGCAATTGCCTCCAAATCACGGCCTCTCCAGATTGCAACGAAGCAGACTTTAAAGAGATGGTAAGTGAGGCAAAGCAAGCTAGAGAAGATGGGTTTACAAACGTTTTGCTATACATGCGGATAAATGGCGATTTAGTATGCTTTGCATTTATGATCGACCATCTCAGGCCAGAAAGGATCAAAAAAGCTATCTATAGGTTTGAAACAAGGATAAAATGAGAGAAATGGAACCCTTCGACCCCGCGCTCCGGGATGAAAATGCAGCCTGTGACCAAGCCGCCCGGGATCAGGCCGACTTTGATGCACGGCAGGAGCGGATCGCCTCCGATTATGCCATACTGCACGGGTTCGCCCAGTGGCTCAGGCACAATGCCATGGATGCGGAAGAGGACCGCTGCAATGAGGCCGCGTGGATTAGCTTTAAAGGCGGCGAAATGTACTTGGATGACAATGGAGCCGTAATCACCAAGACGCGAAACGGCACGAGCGACATCGGCGCGGTGCTGTGGAGGCTGTACCAACGGCAAAAGCCCGCCAAATTGGTTGCCTTCCAAGCATTTGAAGGCTCCGGCGTGCTGGAGATTGACGGGAAGCTAACCTACATTGATTGGCCGTACAGCTACCAGAATGAAAATCCGATCACCGCCGGGCAGGTGGAACGGCTACTCATTCGGATGGATTACGAGCGATGCGAGCTGGAGTTTGCCAATACGGAGGCTGCCGTTGCATTCCTCAAAGCCAAGGCCAATGAAGGCCCCGATCCGTTTGCCAATGAGACGGAGGAATCCATATTGGAGGGGTTCAATTCCTTGGGAGCCAAGAACCTGAGCGGAATCGTGGATGCAATCGAACGCAATTACATCCACATGGGCTTGCACGATCGGGCAAGGACGGGGCTATCCAGAATCCTGCAGCTGGAGACCACCCAGAATAGCCCGAAATTGAAGGCAAAGATTGAGGAACTGCTGAAAATGATTGAAGAATGAAACGCCCCATCCTCAGATACTACGGCGGAAAGTGGCGAATAGCCCCCCAGATAGCCGCCCACTTCCCTCCGCACCGGATATATGTTGAGCCGTACGGCGGCGCGGGTTCGGTGCTGCTGAGGAAAAATCCCGCCGAAATCGAGGTGTACAACGACCTTTTTGGCGACGTAGTCAATGTTTTCAGGGTGTTGAGGAACCCCGAAACTGCCTCCAAGCTGAAAGCAGCTTGCGAGCTTACCCCGTTTAGCCGCGCCGAATTTGCCGCGCCAATCTCCAGGGCCGACCAGGTGGAATGGGCGCGGCAAGTCATCTTCAAATCATTCGCGAGCCGCCGGGGCGCGCCACATTCAGCGGATGGGACGTTCCGCAACACCATCCACCTATCCCTAGCAAGGCAATGGGCAAATTGGCCTGAATTGATCGGGCAATATACCGCCCGGCTCCGTCACGTGGTGATTGAAAACCGCGACGCGCTGGATGTTGCCCGCGCATACGATTCGCCCGGGACACTACACTATATCGACCCGCCGTATATGCAGGAAAGCCGGCATAACAAGCGGATTTACTATCTTGAGATGAGTGATTCAGACCACCGCAAGCTGCTGGAGGCTTGCAAGGAATTGAAGGGGATGGTGGTGGTGTCGGGGTATGAATCCGAGCTATACTCCGAGCTGCTGGGAGGGTGGCGGCGCGCCTTTATCAAGGCCCAGACCGACAGCAACAAGCCCCGGAAAGAGGTTCTATGGATGAATTTTGAGCCCAAGAACGGGCAGATGAGAATGTTTTGATTGACTTAATACTATGAAAAAAGAAGAAAATTTCACCGATTCAGAGGCGCGCAGAGCCGCTATCGATTACCTTGACAGGGTGATTCTGGACAGGCAGGACACTACTAAAACAGTGCATTGGAAGGCCGTCTATTACCAAGTGTTGAGCATTGCAGGGGCAATTGCCGCACTGTGGATGGGTTCCGGGTGGCCTTGGTACGGGAAGGCGGCGTGCGTGGTTGTTTTTGTCGGCTTCATTGCCGCCGCCTATCGCTGCTGGGAGGCATTGCGGGGCAGGATGTTTGCTTGCCCGGACGAGAGGTTTATTGACAAAAAGCATTCCGGACCGTTCACTCGGGACAAGATTCAGGAAAGATTGATCGAAGACCTGCTTACGATCATCAGATTCAATGCCACACCGCAGCAAATCAAATCCAATCATGTATGGGTGGCCGAGCGCGTGTTCCGGCTGGAGGCCGCAGCCCTTATTTTATTGGCCTTGATTCGCTACTTTTGTTAATACTACTGTTTTCGTCTGTTATTTGATGTTTGGCCCCGGGGTATCTGCACCCCGGGGTTTTTTCTTATCTTTGTTCAGGCTAACGCGTGTTAATTTTGGCCTATGGATCAACAGTCTAATTCGATATGGAGGTATCTCAGCTCCCTCAATTGCCCGTCCCACCCGCCGATTATGGCTATCTCGTTGCCCTCTTGGTTGCTCTTCTCTCGTTGGGTGTTGTTTTCGCTGCAATTGGCCTCCGTGGCTACGTTAAGTACCGAGATCGGCGAGACGCCGAGGATCGACAGTACCGCGACAAGCGAGAAGCAGGCGATCGCGCCTTCCGGGACGAGCAATTCAAGCTACAGCAGCAGCAATGGCAAAGGGAAAGCGAGGCTAGGGAAAAGTTCAGAGCCTCTTTTGACAAGCGAAATGAGGCCAGATTCGACAAACTTGAAGGCGATGCTGAGACTTTCTATAGCAAAATACAGGAGATCATGGACGCACAACAGGGACAGATTGAAAAGCTCCGGTCAGACCTGGATCGACTGACCATGCGCCTCGAATCAAAGTAACCCACTAATTATACTAATATGCAGGTAATCGTAAAAAAGGGCACCCAGACGGTCAAAATCCAAAGCCCGCAGGATTTCCTTGTCGATCCTATCAAGATTGGCGAGGTCGTTAAGGTCCACATCAAACCCGGCCAAAAGATCACGGTAACGCCCGCGAGCGCGCTGAAGCAGCCCGCCCAAGACGTTGCAGCGCGGGGGGTTAACCCGGGCGGCGTCATCATCATTGAGATCATCGACGACATTTGATCATTCCATTTTGGACAAAAATAGGCGGGGGTTGCTTCGGCGGCTCCCGCCTGTTTTTTGGTTAGTTTTGCAGCATGGCTAATCTAAGGAACGTTACCCCCTACGGCACCATACCGCTCGTGAACGCCGGGGACATCATCTATGCTCAGGACTGGAATACGATAACGACCGCGTGCCGGAGCATCCACGCACGGGGGATGACCGTGGCCAACGAGGGCGGTTACAAGGACAACAACCTAGGGTATTTTAGGCCTATCTGTGGCATGGCTCCGTTTGAGCAAATCATCTCGTGGTACGGGAAAAGCAAGGCGGTAAAATTCCAGAAGCCTCCCGGCTACAATAAATACTGCTTCTCGTTCGAGTATTGCCGCCCGATGGTTCGGAAAATGCAAAGCACTGACCCGGCAATATGCAGGATGACTGTCGGGCTGTCTCGCGGGGGCAATTACTATGAGTTATTTAACACCAGCAGCACGCCAGCACTGGAGGGCCCCGTTCTGGGCTACGTAATCAAGGCTTTCCCGCCCGCGCTGTCCGGGAATTACGGGGTGACTGCGGGAATGTGCCTGCGGATGACATTCGAGGTCACAAATCCAGACGGCAGCAATATAAACGGAACGGTGATAGAACTTCCCTATGTGGATGGTGCTGCACAATTCAAGCATTACGCCGGGTTCGGGCGCGTATGCCTGACCGTTTTTCGAGACCCCAAAATCTGCTGAAATGCAACAAATACTACCCCTGACACGACGGAATGTGAGACGCTTGCCCCACTTCCCATATATGCCTGCTAAGCCGCTTGCGGACGGCGACACCTTGGGAATTGCAGACGTCCGAGAGGTGATGGACAGCATCCAAATAGCTGGTAAATTCGGGCAGCTGGGTATGGCTGCCAACACCAGGCTATGCCCGCTCCAGGCCCTTCCCATCTATATGAACGGCCCAGGGGGGCGGTTGCTTGTGGAGCAGCCTTTTCTGGGGATGACTAATAGCGTGGGCCAATACCCGCCCAACGTCGGGGAGGCGTGGCAAAATGTAGGCTGCTTCGAGATCATCCCACAGCTGAATAATTACAGCCTCACAATGACAGTGCGACTACAGGGGGAGACGTTCGCCCTCCACAATAACACGAACGACGTGACCGGGCAGGGAGGCCGGGCGTGTTATTTCGAGGTGTGGCTAAAGGGATGGGAGAATGGGAACCTCTTGGGTGTCCAGAAAATCGGGCGGTGGTACTACGACCGCCAGTATTACGAGGCCAAGGTTCCCGCGCCGCTGTTCTCCGAGCCGGGCGACGTGAACAATTGGATGGCATTGCAGCCGGAAGGCCGGGTGAAACAAATCACTGTCGTTGGCCAGATCGATCCAAGCCTGTACTACAGCCAGAACCACGCCAACGCGGCGACACTGCATTTCATCTTGAAATACCCGCTTCATCCAATGCAGGAGCGGCCCTGGTCGGCTACCGAGATAGCCGACGGTACAACGACCCGGGTATATCCGGAACTCGACAATATTGCAGGGTTCGATGTGACCTGCGACGGGCTCCTTGACCTTCAATTCTATACCCACCAACCCATCTGAGCCATGGCAAGATCATTGAGCAAGACCTATTTTCCGATCGTCCCGCCCGAGATGGGGGACGTGCTGAACGGCGGGGAACGCCGCCCGAAGTCGTCTTTTAACGATATGTACAACTACGTACGGGCTTCGGAGGCGGCGGGATGGGTGGCCCTTACGGCCAATTCATCCAACGTCGGGGGCAGGATGCTCCCCCTATGTGGCGACCATGGCAGGACGTTCACCCATTCCACGGAGAAGACCGTGGAGTATTTGATAGAATACCCGAACGTTTTCACCCACTATACGCTGTGTGTATATGGGAAGTGGCTCAATGTTAACCACGAGTTCTCCGTCAATCTCCTGCAAACGGTCGGGGGGCTGACAGTTGACCAGTCGCTAGCCTACGGAGCGGGCTACGTTGCCATTGCAGGATCCCTGACTGAGCGCGTGTTCGACGTCATCGGCGCGCTTGCATTGCCCAACACGGGTAATTTTGTCAGGGAGGCCAAGATTCAGCTGAAAGTGCGTAAATTGGCACCTTTGGGGGGCTCGCAGGTAGCCGATTCTGGGAGCAACCTCTATTGGGATGGGATCATCTCAATGCAGGTGAAATTCTACCGACCCTAACCACCACCCGGGAAAGCCTAAAAAACTTTCCCTTTTTTTGCTTTTACCTATTGCAAAGTCAAAAAGAGTGCTTATATTTGCATCATCATCATTAATAGAAAACAGTATGGGAATCGAGTACAACCACAAAATGATCGTCCTGAACTGCCCCCCGGGCATAGGATACAGCCAATTAACCTATGTTGGCCGCTGCAAAAAGGCAAAAACGCGGGGCGGGAATTTGATATACCAGATTTTCAAGGCTACCGACGGGCGCGAGTATGCCTTCAACGAAGGCCGCCGGTTCCGGGCAGCACTGAACGGCAGGAAACTGACTGAGGGGGCAATTTATGACTTGAGGTTCTCCTGAACTCCCGCCAGCCAGCTTATATTTGCATTGTCTTTTTGATTTGACTTGGACATTACTAGCGTTCTTTATCCGTAATCAGGGCGGGGGAGGTGAACCCCCGCCCGCACGGGTATCAAAATTTTACACGTTCTGGAAACGTGTAAAGAAAACCTCAAAATCTTTACATGAGATGGAAAAAACAGAACCAAAACCCCGGCTATACACCGTCACGGTGGCAGCGGAAGGCACCCTGAAAAGATACGAATGGCTTGTGAAGGCCGTGAAATTCGGAGACGTGGAGGCCGCGCTACTCAAGATAATGCAGCCCGGGGAGTTCATCAAAATGATTCAGGGCTGGGGAGCAAAGAGCGCAATCGACACCGGCGCGGGCGTATGGTGGAAGGTCGGGTATGAGTATGATAACGGCAGGTTCCACACCCTGAAACAGGCCTGTAAGATCATCCGGGCCGCCACCAGCACCGAAGCCGAGGCGGTAGCCCGGAACCACAGCGAAGCGGATTATTTTTCGCTGCTGTACACCAATGAAGCTGGGTTTGCTGGAGTAATTAACACCTAGAATATATGATCAGTTTGCATTTTTCCCCAAAACTTAATGATTTTGAGGCCGTCAAAGCCGAAATCCAGAAGATCAATGAAAACCACCCGGGCGAGACGGTATGCCACGGGTTCATGCCAGCCTTCCAAGCCAAGGAGGCGGGACTGGATATCTCCGTCCCGGTGTTCCTGGATTCAATTTTTGGAGACCGCCAGATGCGATTCTACTCCCACGAGATGAAAGAGCCGATGCGAAAGCAAATGGCCCAAATAATGCACTCGCATGGGGTGGAATCGGGGAGCAGATCAACTGCCTATTTTATAGGGGAGCATTCCGAGCAGACCAGGCGTGAATTGACCACCTTCCAAGTGTACGGTGTCATGCAATGCGTGGAGATTCCCCTCCAGAATCCGTAATTTAGCCCCGCTAACTCTTTGCTTTTATGCTTCGCAGGGTTGCCCGCTTCGGCGGGCTTCCTTGTTTGAAAATAATTGTGCTGTGAATCAATCACTTACGGGAATGTGGCAAAAATATCCACATCTATCTATTGACAAAGCAAATAAACCCCCGTATATTTGTGGAGTAGTTTAAAAACATCTAAAACATCAAAGTAGTAAGACAATGGAAAAGAGAATCGAACTGAAAGAAAGAGTGCTTCGCGAGCTGGAGACGATCAGGGGCGTGGACATCATCAGCACCAAGGACGGTGTAATGGACTTGGTTTGGCGCACCGGCAGTGTTTTGTTTGGCTATCCAGAAACCGGCAAGTTTTTCACCCTGTTTTTTGATTTGGATCAAAGCAGCGCAGCTTGGGACATGGCAGCCCGCGTGCTTGAAATCGAAGCATGAAACACCGCTTCCCACACCTCTGGACACTCAGGGACGCCCAATTCACCAAAAACAAAGGCACGGTTTTTTCCTGCTTTTCAGGGGGAGGCGGCTCCACCTTGGGCTACAAATTGGCGGGCTTTGACGTAATCGGATGCAATGAAATTGACCCGCGCATGATGCGCGCCTATGTGGCCAACAACGCGCCAAAATACGCCTATACCGAACCCATCCAGACGTTCAAGGCCCGGCAGGATTTGCCACCGGAGCTGTACCATCTCGATATATTAGACGGCTCCCCGCCGTGTTCCACGTTCAGCATAGCCGGCAAGCGGGAAAAGGATTGGGGAAAGGCCCGCAAATTCACCGAGGGACAGGCGGAGCAGGTGCTTGACACCCTGTTTTTTGACTTCATAGAGCTTGCGGGACGGCTGCAGCCCAAGGTAATCGTTGCGGAAAACGTCAAAGGGATCATGATGGGCCCCGCCCGGGCGTACTACATTCGCATCCTGTCGGAGATGGAAGCGGCGGGGTACAACGCACCAGGCGGTGCTGTTGGATGCGTCCCGAATGGGTGTCCCCCAACGCCGGGAGCGGGTGTTTTTCCTTGGCCTCCGCAACGACTTGGCCGCGCCGCTACTCCAGACAGTGGATTTGTTCACCAGCGCGCCCAGGATAGACATGGAGTTCAGCGAGCCGCCGATTAATTACGGGGAGATTCGGGAGAGCCCTGGCGAATACCGCCCGCTTGGCCGCCTGACTTCCAAGTATTGGAGGGAAACCCCGCCCGGTCGGCAGTTCAGCACAATACACCCGGAGGGAAAATGGAACAGCATGAGGAAAGCCGACATCGGGCAGGTCTTGTTCACGATCATGGCAAAACCGAAGTATTTTGACCCGGAGCAGCCCCGCTATTTAACCGCCCGGGAGGTGTTGCTTGCCTCAACTTTCCCCCTTGATTACAATCTGTCAGGCCTGAAGGCCGACTATATCGCCGGAATGAGCGTCCCCCCGGTGATGATCGCCCAGATAGCTTCCAGAATATGGGAGCAATGGCTGTGCAAAATCCGCTAAATTTGGCGAATGCACGTCTATGCACTCCCAGCCGCCCAGAAGGCCGCGTTAGCCCAAGGCAACGCGCCTAGGATAGGCCTGAAAGTGACCATGACAGCCACGGTATTAGCCGTGGATCACTTTACCTACGGCGTGCCAGTCTTCGCCGGGCAGTGGGTGAATCATACGCTTGACCTCTCAGACCGCCTCGCAAACCTACCCAGCATAACCCAGTCAATTCCCATTTGGCCGGGTTCCACCTCCTTCCAAGCCAGCGAGATAGAGCTGGAGATCATCAACACCGACGGCTATATCGCGTGCCTCCAAACCGGTGGAATGGTCAGGCTCGCGAACATCGACCAGGCCACGGTCACGATCGAGGCGGTAATAGACGCGGGCGCGGTGCCCAATTTGATGCTGTACAAGGGCCGCGTTGTGGGACCTCCAGCGGAGGAGCGCGGGCTCACCATCTTCACGGTGATGGATGCGGTATGGGACGCGGCGCGCTCCCCAGTCTATTACGAGGACTTTGCCCAGATTGGCGGCGACCAATCGTTCTACGCCTATTCCAACGAGCTTCCCATGAAAGCGCGGGAAGTCACCACGACCTACGGGGAGTTCTGTGCGCTGCACGGCATCTTCTCCTGGAATGGCAACGGGGAGGCCGTGCCTACCTACGCGAACTCAAACCCTGCACAAATTGACCTGCGGACATTCGGCGTGAAGAACAAGGCCAAGCCCGGCGTATACGTCATCTCATTCATTGACAGCACCACCCTAACCATATTACACCCGGACAACCAATCATTCAAGGCCGGGCTGGACGAGGACATAGACACGCCCGCGCTGTTCATCCCTAAGACCTCGTGGACATCGAAGCAAGGCCTTGGGGTGACGATCACGATCACGATCAATGTGACCTACGCCGGGAATCCGGTGACGATTGCCCGCAATTTCATTGAGAAAGCCCTTCTCCAGAACTGGGGCGACCGCCCCGGACAGACCGGGCAGGTGCTGATGGATATAGCAGGATGGGACGCACTGGAGAGGCGGTTCCAGACCTACCAAATTTTCCTGACCGCCACGAACCCGGACAATGCGGCGTGGAACATGAAGCGAGGGGAAAGCACCCGGCAAACCCCGGTCAATTGCCTCGAATTGGCTCAGCAGGCATTAGATCACATCGGGGCCACCCTGATCATGCGCCGGGACGGCCTGATATCCGTTAGCAGCCCTTACCTTGACGGCGGCGACATCTGGGAAATCAAGACAAACGAATCAATCACCGACCTAAAGATAGCCCGGGGGGAGACGTGGAATTTCCTGACCCTGCAATATGCCATGGATGGCAACGCCTACGCAGCCTCGCACGAGGTGGATATTCGGCTAAGTGACGGCTATATACCCAACGATAGGACGCTGACCATGCCTTCGTACAAAGCTAGCGTAAGCTACTACCGCGCCCTGTGGCTCGCATTGACCTACTCCCGCAAGTACAGCCAGCGACAGCACACGATCACGGTCAAAATGATCCCGCAAATGGCTTTGCCGATCACCTGCGGGGACAAGCTGTATGTGGTAAGCGACACCCAGCCGATGATCAATCTCATCTGCACGGTGACACAGGTCACGATCACCGTACGGGGGGAATGCGAGCTGCAGCTTGCCCCGATCCAACAGTACGAGGGCCGCGGCTTCAAGATGGGGACCGCTCAGGCCGAGGTGGACAATCTGTGGTAGCCCGTCACCCGTCGTGCCGGGTAAGATAATCCACCGCGCACACCAGCAAGCCCGCTGCCAGCAAGCCCAGCATGAAAGAGCCGGTGGCAATTGCCGCCGCAATCCCTAGGAAGGCAAGGCAAAACAGCAAGACCGAGGCTAATAGATTGGCGTTCATCTCCCCTCCATTTGCTTATCATGCAACCAGCAAGCCCAGACGGCCAAGAGATTAGCCCACAGTGAGATCCATCCAAGGGATGCATTCCCGGCAAGTGCATCGCTCCATAGCCACAGCCCGGTCAGGCCACCAGCTATTCCCATCAGGGTATGGCAAAGCCATTTTTGTATTTTCATACCATCAAAATTATTTGCACAAATATACGAAAGCCTATTGCAAAAGCAAATCAAACCCATTAATTTTGTAGAGTCGATAAAATAAAAGCGACGCGAAAAATTTATGACAGCTAAAGAGACATTAAAAAACGCAATTGCGGGAACCCCCGGGGGGGTGGTTAAGGCAGCCCCGCCCAAAAACAGCCTCGCCCACTTTGAGGCAATGTTTGCCAAGTACCGCCAGACACTGGCACGCGTGGCACCGGAAAAAGGCCTCGACATTGACAGGATCATCACCGGATGCGCAATCGTATTTGCCGGAGCCGACGGGAAACTCAAGGAATGCGACCCGCAATCAATCGTGGCCGCGGTGATGCAATGCTCAATGCTTGGATTGTCGCCCAACCCGGCCTTCGGGGAGTGCTATTTCGTGCCATACGGCGGCAAAGTCCAAATGCAGCTCGGCTATCACGGCTGGATCAAGATGGCAGCCAAGGGCGGCACCATCAAAGGAATACGCGCCGCAGCCGTGTACGAAGGGGACGAGTTCAAACCGCTGCTAGGCTCGGACAATCGCATCCACCACCGCCCAGGGCCAAACTTCGGAGACCCTGGCAAGGTGACTTGGGCGTATGCCATTGCCACCATGGCAAGCGGCCACGAGACATTTGCAGTGCTTTCCCGTAGGATGATTGAGCGGCTCAGGCTAAAGAATCCCATGCAAGGCCGCGGGGTTGCTGGCGCATGGGCAACCGACTTTGACAAAATGGCAATGGCCAAAGCCATTAAGCAGGTTCTCAAGTTCATTCCCGCCGAGGACCATTGGCGGGCGGCTTCCATGGCAGATGAAAGTATCCCATCCCTCGATCAAATCGAGGCCGGATCGCTGGAGTACAGCTACCCAACCGATGAGATTGAGGCCGTGATAGAGGCATCGGCTACAGCACCGGCTATCGAGGCTCCCGCCCAGCCGGTGACGGTTGCGGTACCGCATCCTGAATTGACCGAAGAGCAGCAAAACGAGGCAGCATTTCAGGCCCAGATGGCTAAGGAGGCCGCTCAACAGGGGAAATTGTTTGGCAGTAAATGATCAAGGCAATGAGCAAAATAGATCACAAGCTCCGCGCCCAGACGATCGGAGCATCCGAGATAGCAGCCGTAATCGGGCTTTCGGAATACAAGACACCCTTAGAGGTATGGCTGGAAAAGACCGGCAGGAAGCCGCCCTTTGAGGGCAACGAGCATACGAAGCGCGGGAATCTGCAAGAGGACATGATACTCACATGGATGGACGGGGAGATCAGTGGTACGATTGTTCCGAATAGCAAGCCGTTCATATTGGAAGATGAGATCGCATCGGCAACGCCGGACGGATTCGAGATTGACCATAAGGCGCGCCCAGTGGCTGTAGTCGAATGCAAATCCACCCTAAAACGGATCGTCACCATTCAGGACGACGCGCCCCACTTCTGGCTCCAATGCCAGTGGCAAATGTTGGTTACGGGGGTAAGGAAGGCGCATTTGGCGATATTCGGCCCGCTCGTCAGCGATTACCAGCGGTTTGAGATTGAATACAACGAGGCGTACTGCCGGGAGGTTCTCCAGCAGGCAACGGAATGGTGGGAAAAGCACGTGGTGGGAGATATTCCCCCGCCACCCGTGACCGAAGCCGACGCACTGACCATGTGGCCCAAGGATGACGGCAGCACGCTGGAGGCCGATCCCGGGTTTGTCGAACTTACCCGGCTTTATTCAGAGCTGAACGCCGCCAAATGCAACCTGGAGGAGCAAATGCAGGAAGCCCGGCAACGCATCGTCATTGCCATGGGAGCAGCCGAGCGGGCTAAGTTCGACGGCAAGACCGTCTGCACTTGGAAAGCCGACAAAAACGGCGTCCGGAAATTCAAGGTGTACGCATGATGGAAAAGCGAATCTTGTTTTTTGACACCGAGACGGCCAGCCTAAAGGGGCCGATCATTCAGCTCGCATGGGTGGTGACGGACGGGGAGGGGGAGGTGCTGGAGTGCCGCAATAACTCCATTCTCCCACGCGGGGAATGGGAGATGGATCCCCGCGCCGAGGCCGTGCATGGCATCAGCCGCCAATGGGTAGAGGAGACGGGCAACAAGCCACACGATATCCTGTGGGAGTTTGTCGATCGGCTTAATCGGGTGGATTTGGCCGTGGCCCACAATCTGGCGTTTGACCTGCGGATGGTGAAAAACGACATTGAGCGGTACCACCTGACCGACCTAACCCCGCAGCCAAAGGCGACCCTATGCACGATGGCAAGGGGGACGCTTTCAGGGCAAAAGTGGCCTAAGCTGGAGGAGCTGCACATTCGCCTATTCAAAAAGGGCTTTGAAGGCTCGCACGATGCACTGAACGACGTAATGGCAACGGTTAGGATTTACTTTGAGATGCTCCGCTTGGGGATGGTGTAAATTTTTTGGGAGCTATTGACTATTCAAATTATCGCTAGTATATTTGCAGGATAATAATTAAAGCAATGAAAACGGAATTGATGACACACTGGCAGCTAATTGAGCTGGAGAATACACCCGGAATCAAGATTCTGGACACTGAGGACACCTATTCAGAGGTCGGGGAGCCGCTTGTTTTGGTGACTTACAGGAACACAATGCAGGAACTCGCGCCGGACTTTGGGCAACCATCGGGCGCGCTTTTTGCCAAAATGGCTATGGCTCAAACATTTTCAAAGCACACAAAGAAATGAAGCAAAATCAGGAAACCCCCGAATCCGGGTACATCAGGAAGGCAGGGGCTGCAATTGAGGCAATGCAAAAGCAAGCTAAGGCACATCAGCTGCTGGAGGCTGCTACTCGCTTGCACAAAAAGCCAGGGCAAAAAGCAGAGATCATCTACTCCCTTCGGGAATACGAGCGGCTGCTAAACACGCCCGGCGTGAAGATCACCGACCGGGTGATTCACCTGCTGGACAATGGCATGAAGGCCTTTGTCGTTTACGAAGTGGGAGAATCTGAGCAACAAAAGCCTTTGCCGGTGGAAAGTGAGCGGCAAAATGTGGACCCAGATTGGGATAAAAAGGATGGGGATGGCTTTTACTGTGAGAAAGCGGTAGGCATCCGCACCCTGCGGGTAGAGCAGGAACCAGGGGAAAGGGATCAAGTTTCCATCAAAAAGTTTATCCTAATCGAGGGAAAGCGTCAGCTAATACAGCACGTAAAGATGGCACCGAACGAAATTCCAGTCTTGATTGAACTACTCCAGTTTGCCCAAAACAACCTACAGCCATGATAGAGATAAATACCATCGAATACGTCCCGGGCGGGCCAATTGAGACTGAGGACTCGTTCACTAGCGGGGATTTGTCGATCATTTCGCGGAGGTGGCAAAACGGCAGAATTTCGATCACAAAAATGATCGGAGACAAAATAGACCAGTATCTCGAATTACGCCGCGACCAGCTCCCGATGCTAATAGACCTGCTCCTGCACGTGGAACGCTCCGAGCATGAACGCGGCCACATTGCCCATCCGAGGGAACCGATAGGCATCGGACATCAGGAGATCGCCGATAACCTTACCCAGATTGAGAATGATATCAAGAGATTGCTGGATTTAATCAATAAAGAAGAATGATCACCCGCTACCACGGCGAAAGCAACCGCGACGCATTCAGGGTGATTGAGCTGTCCAGAAATGACGGGAGGATCATCCTTAGCCTACTGGCCAAAGACGAAAACGGCGACGTTTCCCGGCTGCCAATCACGATTGACATACAGGAGGCAAGCCGGCTTTGCAGTGATTTGAAACAATTAATTGACGAAACGAATGAGAACTAGGCTACTAGCTTGCTCCTGCCTCCCATCGGATCCGGACAGGGTTTTGCCGATTTGTCGCAGCCAATAGTTAGCGAAAACCTAGAATTGAAGCGCAAATGGGAAATTGGATGGAACAACTTTGTTGAGGATTTCAACAACATCCCGGGGGCAACCAACATAAAAATAATCACATGAAAACACCGGAATATATTCCATTTTACAACAACAGCTTCGTTAAGAGCCTAAAGCGGCACATGGGAGTCGACGGGGTCGGCAAGTGGGCAATCCTCCGAAACTGCATAGGGGAGGTTCCCACCCTGTGGCTTGACATTAGCAACCTGCTAAACCGGGAGACGCTTGAATATGAGATGGGATGCACCACGGACCAGCTCCGGGCATTCCTTGACTTTGCCGCCGAAAGGTTGGCAATCGATCCTGAACTATACGCCAAGGGGGTGATATGGATCGATGGCTTGGAGCAGGATTTGAAGCCATTCTTTACGTCTGGGAAGCGGAAGGTACCGGAAAAACCCGGGCAGTCTCCGCCAACTACAGACAAGTACGGGAACGTTTCGGAAAGTCCCGGAACGTTTCGGAAAGTAGCGGAAAAATTCGCTGACTTTCCTATACGAACGAACGAACGAACGAACGAACGAACGAACGAACGAACGAACGAAGGGAACGAACAAGAACAAGAACGAACGAACACGAACGAACGAACGAACGGCGCGGGCGCGCAAGAGGTCGAGGCGGTCGAGGTTCAGGAAGTCGAATGGCGGGAGGATAAAGCACCCGGGATCGGGAGCTACATTCCGCACGTCCGGGCGTTCATTCAGGCCTATGGAGGTCCGCAAAGCGAGCGAAGGGTGGAAATGGCATACGTCGCAGCCATGTTTGACCTGAAAAACAGGGGTACACCCGAGCAGGAAGCCCACGAGTTTCTGAAAAACCGGGCCGCGACGTACGTAAAATGGTGTGAAAAGCAGCAACGCAAGACAAAGGACGCCCAAAATTACCTGCGGGACAGGGATTTTGAGACCGATTACACGCAAGATTTACTCAATTTGGATCAAAAACTAGCAAAAGGCAATGGATATTCAAGAAAACAACAGGCAGAAGAGTACGCCGCAGCCGCAATCCGTCATGCGCGGGAGTCGGGGCTATGAAAAAGATACGCCAATCAAGGATCAGCAGCCGTTCAGTAATGAAATATGCATTGCCCTGCTGTCAAAGTGGGTGGAGGTCAGGATCGACCTGCTCCAGATTCCGGCAGCATCTGTGCCCACCAACAGCACCGAGGAATTTAACCTAGTTGAACGCCTTGCCCGGAAGTTCGGATCCCTGACCCCGCGCCAATTTGCCGACGCAATCAGGGACGCTGCCTATAAAAAGCAGCAGCAGATCAGCCCGATCCCAAGCGCATTTCCCCGCCTCTACGGAGTGGACATTGAGGAGATGCTGGATGCAAGGCAGCACGAAAAGAACCGCAAGGCCGAGGCCGATTCAGAGGCACGGCAGCTCCCCAGAAGCACCCAGGGCAATGCCTATTGGGGAACCCCTTCGGAGGCATTGAAGCGGGAGTGGCCTGCAATTGCCACGGCCACCAAGAAGATGCGCGCCGCGCTAGGTGTCAAGGATTGGCGCGTCCGATTCTGGTCTGGCGGGAATGCTGAGCAGCGGGAAGCCGCCCGGGCAATGATTCGCCAGATGATCACCGACATGGAACGGGACAGGGTGTGGGATGCTGCCAAGGCCCGGATTCATACCGTGGAGCTGTTCCAGAAGGATTTCATCTACAAATGGCCGAATCATGCACGCATGGTGGACAAGATGGAAGCACCGCTTAATGCTGCCAAGATGGATGAAATCAAACAGCAGCTGAATGAGAAGCTCGTTTACAACAAGCGGGAGCCGTCGGCGGCAAATATCAATGAATTCCCCGACCTAAGCGACCTGCAATGCTGCACGGTGTTTGATTTCTACTGGAATTATACTCAGATGGACGCGTAAATTAACTCAACACATTGAGCAAAATGCAACTCAGCACGGTACTCTATCAATTGGCCCAGAAGCACGACCCATTCAACAAGGCCACCCAGTGGCTCGTTGCAAAGGCCACCAACCACACGCCCGGCTATGTGGAGGCGTTGGCCCACCAGCACGGAGACCTCCTGCGGATGGTTGTGGAACTCCGGGACAGGATAGCCAGCCTTCAGATGGAAGCTGGTAAGCGGGAGACACCGCCAGTGCAAGATGACTTCACGAAAGATGACTTGCTATTACTCCGGGCTTACCGACAGCTAGCGGATGAGACTGTAGGCAAGGGCAATAATTGGGGCAAAAACAAGGGGGACGGCGATTAAGCCGTCCCCCGGACCCAAAAACACTGCATGAAACTCTAAACCAACGGAACCTCGACAAACTGCTCCGCAAAATCGACCGCCCGGACACGAATCACCCCGGGGACTTCCCAGAATCCGTGCCGGATGGAATGATAGCCCGTGAAGTGGCTAATATCATAGCCAGCCAATTTGAGATATTTAACGATCCTGCGGAAGGACTTGCATTGAAATGGCTTTCCATAGTGCAGCCTTGCCCAATTGACGGCCTTCTCATCCCTCGGGGCGGTATTCAGCGGCCACGCATTTACTGTAAGGTGCGTATTGCGGGGCTTGCGGTCGATATCAATGTCCCACCCATCCTTTGTGTACTTGCGAAGTCCCTTAAATGGAGACCCCTGCCTCCAAAACGTCTGGATTTTCCTGTCCCGGCAAAATTCCTTCAGCTCAACAACGCTGTTGAATTCCTTCTGCACTGGAATCTCCCGCAGTGGCGGGGGCGGGCAAAGCAGCTCGACAATGTAAATTTTGCGCTTATTCATTTTTCTTATCAATCATGGGAACAAAATTAAGCAAAATATTTGCATTTCCAAAATTAACCACCTAAATTTGTCCCATGGTTGAGATGATCATTCGGCAGGAACCGGGGGAGACTGCCAAGCAGGCGGTCAGCAGGGCGCGCAAGTTGCTAAAGGCCAACGAGCAGACCCACGGGCCGGATTGGTCAATGAATACCACCATCGCCGGGGACATCCTGGAGGTCAGGATACCGCCGGTGATTACGAAATGGATGGGTAAATTACATTGAATTGAAATGAAGCAGTACTTTGAGGTTAAGCTCAGTTTTTTTAATGATTCCCCGGGTATTTTTGAGGGAATCTACCTAGTCAAGGCCGAATCTATCACTAAATCAATACCGACAGCAATTCGCCGGTTGCGGATTCCGAGCGATTACATATTGAAAACCTCTTCAGAGCAAAGGGTGCTTGTCTATCCAGACGAAAGCAGGGAGCCATTCAAGTGGTGGCGGGTGACTGATCGGAGCGCTGAAGACAGGGAGTGGACAATCCAAGCAGAGACAAAGGAGTTTGCGATAGCAATTGCAGTGTGTGTCAATGCCGACCGCAACGCCAAAATAGGCTCAGAATATTACAAAAAGCTGAAAATAGAGGATTTGGAGACCAAAGAGATCGTTTACACAAAGGTACTCATCTAACCACAAGAGACAATGAAGCACTATTTCGAGGTTCAGCTGACCTACATTGACGCATCTGGGGAGGAGGTCAATGCCACTTGCTTAACAAAGGCAGAATCCATCGTGAAGGCAACCCCTGCGGTTGTCCGCAGGATGCAAGTACAGAGCGGGGATATCATCCGCGCCTGTGCGGAGTTGATGGATGCTGCCATAGCTGGAGATAAGAAGGCCGAGTGGTGGATGGTGATAGGGCCAGCAGACGAGGATATAAATTGCAGGGTTCAGGCCTATACGCCCGGGGAGGCGAAGGCAATTGTGGCTAAGAATCTAGGTTGGGGGCCTGAAAAGGAGGTTTTGCTGAATGCCTTCGAGATGAAATACACCAAAGTAATACTATGATCAGAGATATGAATAAAATGCAGTTCAAGGGCGAAAAATGGACAAAGCGACTCATCCTAGGGATGTTTATCCTAATGGCATTGCTTGCCATAGGATCAATCACCGCCGCCGTGTCCGGGTATGGCAATAAGCAGGCCATCAAGACGACCGTCACCGGGAAGGAGCGGATCATCAGCAGGGACGGGCGTGAGAGCTATTATCTCATCTTCACGGAGGCGGGGACGTTCAAATTGGAAGACGACCTATTCTACGGGAATTTCAACAGCTCAGATTGGTACGGCAGCATCCACCAGGATTCCACCTATGAATTCCAGACGGTAGGCTATCGGAATGGATTGCTTTCCATGTACCCCAACATCGTTAAAATCAAATGGTAAGGGCAGACCAGATCGGAAAATTCCAGATCATCTACGCATCGAACCCGGAAGGGCACCTGCTCTTCTTTGTCGGGGGATCGAACTTTCACCGGCAGGTGGACAGGAACCCGAAGCGGGGCTACTCAAGGCCAAGGGCATTCTTTGAAAAATGCCTTTTTGCAGGATGGTTTGGGTATAACTAAGTAAATTGCTCACTATCAATATATTACGCGAAATGGATTACAAAAAAGTTAAACCAACAGACATTGCAGAATTCCTTGCCTCAAAGGGATACACAATCAAATTATTGTTTATCAAGCCAAATAATACGGACCGTTCAGAGCTGACAATCCATGATCCCAACGGATGCAATACCGCTTACGAGAGCTATCTCTCGTTGCTCCCATTGGTCGATCATGACATTGACAGGATAGGCGAGGTTGAGCAGGAATTCGAGAATTTCATTCAGTCCAATGATTGGCACAAAAACAACCTATGAGGGAGATGCGCGCCACCCCAGACGACCTTCGCAAGTACGGCAGCAACCTAGGCTGGGAGCAGTGCCCCGGAGAGGATTGTATCACCCTGACCAGCCCGGATAAGGCGGTCAGGGTGACAATCCCCCCGGACAAGTTCAGCCGGACATACGAAGACGAGGCGCGGGAGGCTATCAAGGCCTACGCAGCCTACTACAAAAAGGATTTTTCAGAGATTTACAAGGACATCATGACGATTTACTAGCGAAATGGAACCCACGAAAATCACCATCAACCCGAAGCACCTCTTGAAAGTGCTAGCCAAGGCCGCCGCCGTACCGCCCTCTCGTGAGATCGTTCCGGGCACCTGTTCAGTGCTGTTTGACCTAACCAACGGAATGCTTTCCCTCACCGGAACGAACCTACAGACCACCATAACCGCCCGTATGCGCGTGGAAAGCCAGGGCCCGGACGTGAAGGCGTGCATCCCCCCGGGGAACCTGCTGGAGATGCTGAAAGCACTGCCGAGCGTGCCGGTGGACATTGCGATTACACCAGTTGGAGAATGGGTTTTTGGTGGATATATGCAGATATCATTCGAAAAAGGGGAATGCAGCATCTCTGCACGGCCCGGGACGGATTTTCCAAAGCTCCCGGCCCCGCCGTCCGGCAAGGACGCGGTCACGGTCACGTTGCCCGCCGACGTGCTGCTGTCGGCTATCCAGAAGACCATATTCGCCGCCGCAGAGCCGGACGCATACAAGCCCGCCATCGCTGGCATCTGTTTCGAGGTGTCGCCCGGCTTTGTCTCGCTCGTGGGCACCGATGGCATGATGATTTCCAAATGTACCTATGAGGAAAAGCACGTGACCTGCGAAGGCCACCGGTTCACCGTCCCGCAGGATGGATTGGCGCGGGTGCTGGCCACTTTCGATGGATACAAGTCGCCCGTTCAAATCGTCACCGGGCAGAGGCGCGCCCACTTTGAAGGGCCAACGGCCTCCGTGACCTGCACGCTCAACAGCGAGGCCTACCCCGATTACGAGGCCGTGATACCGAAGGGCAATCCGCACCGCCTGACGGCCAACAAGCGGGAGCTTTTGCTCGCATTGCGCCGGGTGATGCTTTTCGCCCCGGAACGCGCCAAGCGGGTGACGATTGACATGGGAAGGCTGGGTATCTTTCTCCAGACCACCAACGCCGAGATGGGCAGAGATGCCACCGAGAAGATAGCCGCCCAATACCAAGGCGACCAGATGCGAATCGAGATCGACGGCACCAAGCTCGCCGACCTGCTGGTACACTGCCCCGACGGGGACGTAACGATCGAGATCGACACCCCCCGGAAGGCCTTCAGGATCGTTCCGGAGGATAACATACCAGGTGCCGATCAAACGATGGTTATCATGCCATGCACCCCTGCGGAGCCGGTGTATGACGATCCGAGCGAGTACCCCTTTTCATGGAACGGGAGCGCCCCCTTTGTCAAATGATCGCATCCTTTCTCCACAAAACCCGCAAAACTGCAATGAAAGGCCTCATTTCTTTCTCCAAATCCTTTATCCCTTTCTCCAATGCAGGGGGCGGGAAGGTTTGGCGTAATTTTCCGAAAGTATGAATATGGCAAAGAAAGAAAGTACACCGCAGGAAGCCCCGAAAAATTGGGTGCTTTTGCCTGTCTCAACACTGAAACGCAACCCCAACAACCCCCGGGTAATCAAGGACGCGAAGTTTGACCAGCTCGTAAAGTCCATTGAGCAATTCCCCGAGATGATGGAACTGCGGCCTATCGTGGTGAATGAAGACATGGTGGTATTGGGCGGCAATATGCGCCTAGCAGCCGTTAAACAGTTGAAATTGAAGGAAGTGCCGGTGATAATTGCCTCCAACCTGACTGAGGATCAGCAGCGCGAGTTTATCATCAAGGACAACGTCGGCTATGGCGAGTGGGATTGGCCTATCTTGGAAGCGGATTGGGACTTGGGGCAATTGGCCGATTGGGGGCTGGAGAAGACGGAGTGGCCTATCTCCACGCAGGATTTCAGCGACAAAAACCAAGAGGTGGACACTTCGGAGTTTTCGGGCGACATGGTGATTTCTTTGAAGTACACCGAAGCGGAATATCACATCGTAAGGGAAAAGCTGTCAAAAATTGCAGCCACCCCCGAGCAGGCAGTCTGGATACTTTTGGGCAATGAATAAGCACAAGTTCAGCTATAAATGGAGATTGGCCGACGGCTACCCTCCGCCAAACGGCCTGAACGTATTCGGCACGTTCATTTGTGGCGGTGGCTCCACCATGGGTTACAAGCTCGCTGGATTCAATCACCTTGGGGGTGTAGAGATTGACAAGCAGGTAGCACAGGTGTACAGGCTGAACCATAAGCCCAAACACCTGTACAACATGGACATAAGGGAGTTTAACCAATTGGTAAACCTTCCAGATGAACTATACAATCTGGACATATTGGACGGGTCGCCGCCCTGTAGTACTTTCAGCACAGCTGGCTCCCGTGAAAATGCTTGGGGCAAAAAGAAGAAATTCCGGGAAGGCCAAGCAAGCCAAACCCTTGACGACCTCGTTTTTGTCTATTGTGACACCATCATCAAACTGCAGCCCAAAGTATTCATTCTGGAGAACGTCACCGGGATCATCAAAGGCAACGCCAAGGCCTACTCAAAGAAGATTGTCGAAAAGATGACGGCGACGGGCTATTCCGTGCAGGTATTTTGCCTGAACGCGGCCACCATGGGAGTGCCCCAAATGCGTGAACGGGTGTTTTTCATAGGCAGCAAGGCCACCTTGGGGCTCCCAAGGCTTTCTTTGGCATTCAGTGAGCCGCCTATCACCTATGGTATGATTGAGGGGGGAGATGGAAGCAAAATAAAAGACCATCTTCTGGGGATATGGCTAAAAAGGGTTCCAAGTGATCTAAATATAAGAGATACGATAAGGCGAGAATCGGGTAGGGAGTCTGGTTGGGGATCCAGTTACATAAAAGATGGAATGGTCTGTAATACAATAGTCTCGAACTCGGGATCACGGCTTATAGACTTCAATAAGCCGTGCCTACTCTCAGATGAAAAGCTAATCCAGATTGGGACATTCCCGACAGACTATGATTTCGCCGGGATGAACGCAAAATACCTGATCGGTATGAGTGTACCACCGGTGATGACAGCCCAAATAGCAAGCGAACTTTATAGGCAATGGTTCAGTAAAATTCAATGACATGGCAAGGAGAAAGAAAGGGGAGCAAACGCGCCCACGACAGCCTAAAAAGGTACCCGCAAAGGCACCAGCTGAGCAGCCAAAGAAGCCTGATCCAATTGATCATGACTACCTAGAAAATTTAACAAAATTACACAGTGTCAAGAAGGCTAAAATGATCCAATCCCTCTCGAATACCCTTCAAAATGTGTCAGCATCGGCCAAAATCGTGGGTATTAGCCGGGAATTGCACTATCATTGGATGAAAACGGATCCAGTTTACGCCCAATTGTATGAAGACAGCTTCAATGTAGCGGTGAATCATGTTGAGTTACAGCTATCTAAGCAGATCAACAAGGGCAACATGGCAGCGATTACATTCTGGCTTAGGATGAAAGGAAGGAACCATGGCTACTCCGAGCGTCTAGAGGTGGAACACAGTGGATCAATTCGGGCAAAGATCGAGCAGATGACAGACGCGGAGTTTGCCGCCTACGTAGAGGAATTGGAGGCAAAATACCTTGGAAAACCAAGCGACACCGAGCAAGCGTAGCGAGTTTGCGATAATCAAGGCCGAGCTGTTGGGGATAAGAAGCCAAGTAATTCCCGCCAAGGCCGACCACCGCAACGAGCCGCAATGCGCCGCCGTGGAATCGGCGGTAAAGTGGCTGCTATTCGGTGGCTCCGCAGGGGGCGGCAAGACCGAAACCATCATCATCAAAGCCCTGACCAAGCATAAGCGGTCAGTCATCTACCGGCGGCAATACAAGCAAGGGCTGGAGTTGAGGGAGCGGCTTGCCCACCTGGTGACACTGGGGGGCGGGGAGGTCAGGGACGATAAAACTGAATTTCTATTCCGGGGACGCCTCGTGCATTTCCGCAGCCTGGATCATTGGAACGCCGTGGAGGGAATGCAGGGCAACGCCTACGACCTAATGGCATTTGACGAAGCCACGCAATTCCCCAAAGAGTGGATCGAATACCTGTCCACATGGAATCGCTCGACAGACCCGAACCAGCTATGCCAGATATGTTTGACCTCAAACCCGCCGACCACATCGGAGGGTATGTGGCTCCGGGAGTTCTTCAGCAAGTGGGTAGGGGGAAAGCACGCGAACCCCGCCCAATCGGGGGAGATTGCCTATTTCTATAAGGGCCCCGGGGGAGACCTCGTGGAGGTGCCGGACCTTAGCCCCGTTCATGTGGATGGGAAGGATTACAACCCCTTTTCCATGAGTTATATTTTCAGCTCCGCCCTCAACAACCCCTACCTTGGCCAGAAATACTACGACCAGCTGGACAGCTTGCCCGAAGTCATGCGCCGGGCGTTCAAATTCGGCGACTGGACCGTGGGCGACACCGATTCGGACTTTCAGCTAATCCCCACCGACTGGATATTCAAGGCAATCGAACGGGGCCGGAACATGGAACGCCGCGCCGTGTCGGCGGTCGGTGCCGACGTGGCCACCGCCTCAGACGAATCGGCCCTTGCCTATTTTGATGGGTACAACATCCAAGCCATTAAGGCCGTCCCCGGCTCGTTCACCAGCACGGGGCCAAAGTACCTGGAATGGCTCAAAGCATCGGTGATAGAGGCCGGAATCGGCCACGCATGGATCATGATCGACCCGCTCGGCGTTGGCTCCGGGCCGTACGACAATGCCATGATCGATCCTTTCTTTCAAGGCCGGGTGATAGGCGTGAACTTTGCCGAAAGTGCCGCCGCCAAGAGCGAAAACGGGCAGTTCAATTTGCCGACCATGAAGAGCTATTGCTATTGGCATTTCCGCAGCCGCCTGAACCCCGAGCGGCCGGACGCAATCGGGCTTCCAGACGATCCCAAGCTAATCCTACAGCTAAGGTCAATCATGTACGAGCTCAAGGGCCTGAACCTGTACATTGAGCCGAAGGACAAAATGAAGTCCCGCGTGGGCTTTTCTCCGGACCGCGCCGAGGCGTGCATATACGCCGTGGCCTCTGAGTTCATGGTCGGAGGGCTGGATTATTCATCGATGGGATTCGGGGTGTGAAAAAAATTTTGCCTAGGGTGTTGCAAATGCAAAATAGAGGCCGTATCTTTGCATTATATTAATAAAATTAATTCAATGATTATGATATCTAGCACAAATTCAGACGTAAGCGAGTTCACCAGAAATGAGAAAGGCGAACTGGAGTTCACCATGTGTGGCAAGAAGTACACCGTCCCCAGGCATGAGGGGGTAGATGAAACGATAATAGCCCGGGCTATTATTGCCAAGGCTGTTTATGAAACTTCGCGGGACAGGAAAAGAGACTGAAAACCACTGACGAAATGGAAAAGCAATACAAAAAGCCGCTCCCAATGCCAGTTCAGGAAAGGCGGGCAATCTTTGAAGAGTTCATTCAGATTTGCCCGAAAGAGCATACCACGGTCATCATAGGGCTTGGCGCAAGCCTTTCCTGCGAGAGCAGGAAAAAGGAGGGCTTGTTTGCGCGAAACATTTACATGATTAGTGTTGAGAGCAATAGGTGCTTTTATGGCCCAAACTATGCCAAAATCTACTTCGATGATGATGATTTAGAGGATGATGAAATGGATGGCGAGCACGAGCAAAGAAGCCATGAGAAGTGGTACATAGCCAAATTATTACTCGAAAAACAATGAAAACGGAACAAAAGAAGCAAATTTTTGACCAGTTCAAAGCCCTGCGGGAAGCGCGGGGCAATTACATTGTGCTGGGGAACGGGGCAGACCTAAGCCTTGAGAAAATGGATCGGGAGGAGGCGGTGTTTTGCCTGCACATTGACGGAAGTTGCGGGTTTGGATGGGGAGAAGAAGACTGCCAAATCTTCTTTCACGAGGGGGAGCTAGATTTGAAGGACGGCCAAGACCTCAAATGGCACTTTGCAAAATTCATCTTGCCGCCCGTTCAGCAGTCGATCACCGAGCTTCGGGAGCAGGTCATCGCCGAATGCAGACGGCGACTGGAAGGCAAAGAAGAGGTAGTTTTGCCAGATGGTGTCGGGCTTAGGCTTATGGCATTCAAACCGACCATTGGCCGCTTCCTATTTGACGTGCCGGACAGCTACCCAATGCTCAACACCAAGCGGTTTTGCGACTTCATGATCTACGACTCCGACCAGTGGGAGCAAACCGCCAAACTCAAAATGGCTAAAACATTGCTAGGGATATGAGAAAGGTACTGCTATCAATCAAGCCCCACTTTGCGGAGGCAATCCTGAACGGCACCAAGGATGTTGAGTTCAGGCGGGCAATCTGGAGAGATCGCTCTTTAGAAGAGCTATGTATAGCGGACATATCTATCAATCCTCGCTTAGACAGCCAGCAAATTGAGGGGATTGTAATGTATGCATCCTCCCCCGTTCAAATGATCGTAGGCGAGTTCTGGATTGACGAAATACATGAATCCTACAATAGGTTCTCTGATAGATCCTTGGATGAATTCAAGATTGGCTGCTCCAGGGAGTATCTTGACAGTTATCTTAAGGGCAGCAAGTGGGCTTATGCCATTGAGCTATACAGCCCCCGCCGCTACCCAAGACCCCACGCATTAAGCGAGCTGGGCATCTCCAGACCGCCCCAGAATTTTCAGTACTTGACACCGAAACAACTCAATACAGTAGAAAAATGGACATGAAACCCATCGAACAAGTAAAGCAGGAAGTATTGGCAAAGTGTGCCAAGGTTTGCCCGAACTGGGGAGATGCAGCCATGATCAAGCACGGGTTTAGGCTGTACCACGCTCGCGGAAATAATAAAACGCGTTTTTTGTTCCAAGTGCCTTGGATCATTCCAGGAACAAAAATTGAAGACCTTGATAATTACATTAACTTATTCGTTGTGGATTCTATCGAAGATTTACCTCCGCTTTGGCTCCTGGCAGCAGACCTAATGGAGGGAATAGGCGACACCAGCGGAACCGACCAGCGAACCGGTGAAGGATGCTAATTTCAACCCACTTAACAGGAATAAAATGACAGTCAATGACATTTTCCGCGTCTCGCGGGAGACCAAAGCCAAAGGCCGCTCAAAGGAGTCGAACCTGCTGGAGATATACGCCGAAGTGGCAAAGGCCGCCGAGGCCGTAAAGGATGGGATGAGGACCTGCGGGGACATTGACCATGTTTTGAACGAGACGGACGCGGAGTATTTCAGGCAAAAGTTCCTCAACAAGGTAAAGCTCGGCACCGAAAACGCCCTAGCGGGGATCATTGTCAAGGTTTGTGAATTCGCAGCCACCGAAGGCATTGACCTCGACAAGCACATACGCGCAAGGCTCCGCTCGCGGGATGGAATCGATTACGTGAAGAAAGGCATCTTCTGAGCGGATCGGCTTTTCTGCTTACCTTTGACCCATGGGAATCATCACCGAGCTATTGGTCAGGGTGTCCGGGGCGGTGGCCTATACCGCCGCAATCGTGTTCTATACCGTCAAATGGAGTTGGGCAGCTGGGAGAAAGCAGATTGAATCACCTAAGCAGGAGGCCAAGGAATGAATATCATCGATAGGGCGCGGGAGGCTTTTGCCATGGTGGAACGGGAGAAGTCTGCCTATGTGGGCTTCCCCTATACCCCGGTTAGCCAGGGATGGTACACCGCCCAGAATCCGCTACTCCAGGCAATCGGCGAATACAACGGAATTGAAAACCCCCGACTAAAGCTGGGGAGCTACCGCGCCCTTGCCCAAGCGGTCACGATCATCAGGCAAGCCATGCGGACGCATCGGACGTTCATAGGCATCCCCAAGATAGCAGCCGGGGAACAGGGGGACCCGAGGGCCGTGAAGGCACTGGAGAAGTTCTGGGACACCACGCCCATCCATGGGCAGCACATCAACGAGATCGCCGCCGACCGCGGCCTGTCGCAGTTTGTGGCCAGGATGGTGGACGGGACGCTCCGGGACGGCTCCCAATTCTACCAGATCGTTCAGGAGCCGACCGAGGGGAATAGGGTAAACAAGGCACCCATCCAAGCCCTCAGGATATTCGACAGTGCGAATTTCAACTATACCCAACGGGTGGACAACACTGAGCAATACGAGCTGCAGTACACCAGCCCAATGACGATGCTCAGGCAAATCCGCTCCCTTGGCGAGGGCTTTCGCGAGTTCCATTTCTCGGCTTCCAGCGAATGGCTCTGGGGGTTGCCCCTTTGCCACGGTGCCGAAATGGCATCGGTGAACTTCCTAAAATACCTATTGGCCGTGGTAGCCAACGCCGAAAACATCGGGAATCCGCTGTCCATCACCGCGATTGGCTTTGAACCGCCCGTCCGGGGCGTGGAGGCCACAGAAGTCTATACCGCCCGCGTAAAGGAACTGACCGACCAGGTGGGCACGGTCAAGAACACCGTCAAAGAGGCGTTGTCGGCACGATCGGAGCGCACCAAGCCCATAAACACGCTTATCACCCTGCCCAGCAGCTCAATCAAGATTGACCAGAAGAGCCTAGGGGAGGGGCTGCAGGCCCTTACGAACGTCCCCCAAATTCTGGAATCGTTCATGTTACAGATCGGGAACGCCCTCGACACGCCGCTCACATTCCTAGGCATCAGCACTGGCGGAGGTGGCATCGGATCGGACAAGTACCGCTTCGAGAAGGAGGCAATGAAGATGAAAGCCGAGGCGGAGCGGAAGCGGTTTGTGGAGAATGTGCTTCGGCAAATCCATGAGGCCGTTTTGGTTTCGCAATCCATCCAAGTGAGGCCGGACAGCTACAAAATTGAGTGGGAAACGCCCGATTTGGATGATGAAAAGCTGGAAGCCGACACCCGGCTAATCGAAGCCCAAGCCACGGCCCAAGAACTGCTAAATGTGGCCGCTATCCAGATGGAATTTAGCGGGCAGGGCAACCTTGAGGAGGTCAAGGCAAACTATCTCAACGAGATTGACCGCCCGACATGGGTACCCTAAGCCAAGCCGAATTAGACGCACTCAGGGGGAGCGGTACCGCCAAGCGGTATATGCGCGCCAACAGCCCGGCGGCTGCACGCAAGATGGAAGCAATCGCAAAGCGCGGGGCAATGGCTACGGCTGCCGAATGGATCGGATTTGTGGGCAAGGTGATTGAGGAAATCGGAGGCCCCGGGCTTGCAACACTCAGGGCGGCCAGCAAGTCGGCACCGGCGGCACCCACTAGGGAGCAGTGCTGCACACCGCTCCAATACATTGGGAAGGCAGACCCGCCCGGGGTCAGCCTGAGCCTATCCAAGGCCATCGACGCACTGGCGGAGCAGCTGTTTAGCGGCGTCTGGGGAGCCACTGACCTATTCAGTGAAACCGCCCTGCAAAAGACACTGTTTGAGCTGATGAACGAGGCCCTAGCGGATGGATATGCACAAGCCGCCAAGTCATACGAGGCATTGGCCGCCCGGGACGCAGCATGGGCGGCGGCAAACCCACTACCGGAGGCACCCATCAAACCCAATCCGGACATGAAATGGATCCAAAAAATACAGGACAACGGCCTTGAGAGCGTCAAAAACACCATCTTTAAACGCCTTGTCCCGGACATAAAGCGGGCAATCGGGAAGGCAACGACGGAAGGGAAGGACATCCGCACCATCTCGCAAGACCTATACGAAAAGGAGGGCAAGGCCAAGCTATGGCAATGGCAGCGGCTAGTCAGGACGGAAGGCCACAACGCCGTTTTTGCCTCCAACAACGCCGAGTACACCGACTGCGGGGCGAAATGGGTGCGGTGGTCGGCTGCCGTCAATGATTGTCCGATATGCGCCGAGATTCAGGCAAAGAATTTCGGCTATTACAAGACGGAGAATGTACCGTCGCCGCCTCATCCAAACTGCCGATGCACCACCACCCCGGTGTTTAATTTGCCCGCCGCTTTGCAGGATAAGCCGGAGTTGGAAGTCTAATTTCCCCCCCTCAGATCAGCAGCTGAACCTACCCGGCCACCCGTCGGGGCGCGCTTGTTTTTGCCCCGCAACACCCTGAATTTTTCCTGAACTTCCCAACAAGTCCCGGAATTTTTCCATGACTTGGCCTCAACTTGCGGAATTTTTCCGTGACTTGCTGGCAAGTCGTGGAATTTTTCGGCGACTTCGCCCCAAGTAGCGGAATTTCCGGACACGAACGAACGAACAGAACGAATATAACGAATAGAACGAACCACACGAACACAGTGCGCGTGCGCGAGGTCAGGCCGGGGCAAGCTGACCCAAGCCAAAAACTTTCGGCAACTGAAAAAAAATTTTGCGCGTTTGGAATTTTTCTACATTTGCCACCATGTACAGCGTCGCAATTGAGCTATGGATGAATCAAATCCAGCTTCCCACAGGGAGGCGGGAGGGCGATTCGATCCTGTTTGAGAGCGAAAAAGCCGCCCAAGAGGCATTTGCAGGGGCTGCAATCAACGGAACGAAGGCGTTCAGGCTGGGAACCAAGGCCGCGGCCCCCGAAGTGGTGGCTCAGCTGGCCAAGCAATACCCGCAAATCGACTTTGAAAAGGGAATAACCTTCCCCTGTGTCGCCGCTTCCACCAAGATCGACAGCGACCGGGAGCGGTTTGACAGGTCAATCCTGGAGTTGTATGCCAAGCAAGCCATGGAAAAGCCGGTCCCTGCCATCTGGCAGCACGACCGCAACATTTCAGGGCTGGGGAGATTGATCGGCACCAGCGTAGGCCCGAAGGATGACGAGCCAAACGTTCTTGCCCTGAAGGGATACCTCTGGATTCCAATCGAGGCCCGCGTCCCGAATCAGGGAGAACGGAGGATGGTACCAGCCGTGGAGGATGGATCAATCATCGATTTGTCCGTTGGATTCATGGCTTGGGGGGAATACGAGGAGGTCACGATTGACGGGCAAAAGGAGTTCATCTACACGTTCAAAGTCGATCCGGCCAACCCCCGCAGCATGAACGCCCGGCTGCTGGAAATCAGCTTCGTGACCATTGGCGCACAGCCCGGCGCAAGCATTTCCAAGCATCTGAAAACCTTCCAGATCACTAAAACGCAACCTATTTTGACTATGAATAAATCGATTAAAATCGAGTTAGACGGCAAAGAACACGCATTGGCCGTGAAGGTGGAGGGCGAGGCCGTCACCTTCACCGGTGACGCCGAGCTGACTGCCGCCGTGAAGTCCTTCCAAGACGCGGCCACTGCCAAGGTAGCGGAGCTGCAAAAGCAACTGGAGACCATCAGGGCTCCGTTCATTGCCGACATCGTGAACGCCAAAGTGCCCGGCCTTGACGAAGCCACAGTGAAGAGCTTCACAGCCGAGAAGCTGCTGGAGACCGCGAAGCAGGTCACCAAGCAGCCGGAGGCAAAGCCTGAAATCACCTTCAAAAACGTAGGATACTGACACCATGGGAAACGCAGCACTTTTTAACCGCAACAAGCTGGGCTACTTTGACTTCTCCGCTCAATGCAGGGGGACATGGGGCCCTGACATCGTCACCGACACGTTCGCCAAGCCGACTGGGAGCTATGCCTCCAGCATGGTATTCACAGACTACGAGACTGGCGTTGAGTGCATCAGCTCAGGCTCCGTCAAGTCGTTCACGACATTCATCGGAGTTCTCAAGGAAAACATTGTCGCCGGTGGCAAGGGTTCCTTTGTCACCACCTGTAGCGACATCTGGCTCCCTTGCAACTCTTCGGACACGTTCGCCGCAGGAACGGTGGTGTACTGGAATGCAGCGGCCCGCGAACTCACCACGACATCGACCAGCAACATCAAGTGTGGAATTGCCCTGGCTCCGTACATTGAGGCAAGCACGGATCCGTTCCTGACATCAATCCTCTATTCAGCCACACCGCTTCTGAGGATAAATCTTTTCAAGGAAATCTAACCTAACGCAAGAAAATGAGTATCGCACAACACGAGTATAACCTGGCCGCCATTGAGCGGAACCGCGCCATCAAGGAGGCGGTGTATGCTAAGACCTTCCTTGACGAGCAGGCAGCCCGCCGGTGGGTCAGGGACATCAAGGGCGACACAAAAAGCGACGGCTACACAGCCGCCGTAAAGCAATTCGAGGAGTCACTTTCCACCGTCTCGGACGTGCTGAACGGTCGGGAAAACGGCGTCCTTGCCCGCTACAAAACCGTAACGGGCCCAAGCGGCCTTATGCCGCAACAGACCATCCAAACATTCCTGATCAACCAGGACGAGCTTTTGCTTGACATGGAATGGATGGCCGTGTACGGAATGGCCGATTTGACGCAGGGCTTCAGGGGATCGATGGAGACCATTCTCCAGAATTTCATCTTTGAGCAGGTCAATGACTCGACCGACCCTGCACCAGCGGGCTCATGGAGCCGTTCGGAATGGGAAAATTTCACCGGGGAGTATTTTAAGGGCGGCGTCAAAGTCGCAAATGAACTGCTCGAAAAGGATCCGCTCACGGCCTTGAATTTGATTTTCACAGCCGCACGCATCAAAGTGCTGGAGAAAAAGACCGCCGACGCCTATACGGCTATGAACGCTGCCATTACGGTGGCAGCTGGGGCAAGCCAGACGACGGCCTACGTCAACTCAGTGCAGGAGACGATCACCAAGGCCAAGACTGCACTGCTCCGCAAGAACAAGGGCAAGGGCTGGGGATTGAGCCAGTCCATGGCAATCCGAATCTTTGCCGCCGGGGAGCTGGAGGGCAAAATCGAGGCGGCCTTTGGCAGCTTTGCCCCCGTCACCAACAACGTGACCAACAACTACCGTGTGGTCGGGAATTTTAGCCGCCATTACAGCCTGAACCTTGCCCCGCAACTGGGCTTGGGGGGTGCCGATCGGGCGGTTTTGGTGCTGCCTCGCATCAAATGCCACCACCTGCAATTTCGGAACATGAAAATGGCCCAAGGGGTGAACATCTCCACGGACACCACCGACATCGTCGCCCTGGAGGGCCGGACGTTCATCACAGAATCCGATCAATTCTGGGTCGTTTCACTGGCTTAACCCACAAAAAAGTAATAAAATGGCACTAATCGTTGGAAATACCAAGACCATCGGATATCTGAGCGCCTATGAGGTGCTTGGGAAAAAGTACAAAACCGAAAACGGAGTGATTGTCGTGGAGGCCGCCAAAGAGGAGGCCGCGCAAGTTGCCGCCCCGCCCACGGAAGAGGCCAAAAAGCCGACCGCCGAGCCCGAAAAGAAATGATTTTGAGGGGATGAATGCTAGGAAGCCCTGCCCGGAAGGGCGGGGCTTACTTTTATGCCAAATGCACTGACACAGCCGACAGGCGCGCAAATTCTGGCCTTCCTTGCCACCGCCGCAGGGGAGCGGAAGACGATTGGCACCATGAACGAGGCCACGATCGACGCACTCATTGCCTCGAATGAAGTTGCGAATCCTGTGACAGTGGCCACCGACCACATCCGCAGCCTGTTTGCAGACCCTGACGACCTCGACACGCCGACCTACCAAGAGGCATACCCCGCGCTGATGAATGCCATCCTGCACGACCTGCTCCGGCACGATATGCTAAGCCGCCAAGCGATTCCCAACGCCCAAGGCGGCGGGGTGGAAATCGATGCCTACCGTGCCAAGATGGATGTGGCGGCGGGGATGGTCGGGGTGTACCTTTTCCGGCTAGGAATCAAGGAGAGCCGATATCACTATGTGGCCGTAGCCACCGGGGAAAACCACGAGGGAAGGGGGCTGTGGTAAGATGAACTTCTTTGACCGGGGCAGCGTCAAAAAGCTGCAAGCACTGCAAAGGAACGTGGCATTGGCCGCAAAAAACGGGGCCTTGGATGCGGGGAGCTTCCTAGTGGGGAAGTTCCAAAACCAGATCCTAAACAGCCCGGGGACTGCCGCCGAGGGCGTGCAGCAACCGCCGCACGAGCCAAGCGCGGGGCGGTTTGTCCGGCGTCGCACCGGTCGGCTTGTCAGCTCAATAAAAATGAAGGTGGATTCAGAGGGCACGGTCACGGTCTTCGCACAGCCGGGGATCGCTCCCTACGTGGATGACGTTCTGGCATGGTCCGAGGCCAAGTACGGCCGCAATTTCTTTGACATCGGCGGCAAGATGTACTCCGCAGCCATTAAGCGTATCAGCATCGCCGAGATCGAACGGGCGGTTCACGCCGCCAACGACGGAAAATCGTACACCTACCAGAATAATTTCCCGATTGAATAGGAATGGGCGGCACGATCGACATTAATCCACGCATCACCCGATCGCAGGGCAGCGGACAGGCCACCGAGCGGTTTTTCCCGCCGCTGGCCTTCCTTGCGGACGGGGAGCAGTGGATCGTCCGGCTCAACTATATTGAGCAGGTCACGGGCTTGGTATCCTTCGGCTACCAAGCAAACCTATCCCTAGGGGTGGCCTTCCGGTGGATGCAACCGGGCGGAGCATGGTCGGCGTGGATCGCACCCACAGCCCCGAACCTGGCAGCCGTGGCACCGAATCAGGATTTGCCGCTATACGTGGAACTCCGCTTCACGCGCACGGACGCATTGGCCGCCCGGGCAGTCGGAGGGATCACGTTCACGGGCGACGGGTACCCAGGCATAGCCGAGGCATGGGTGGACCGCACGCCCGGCCACGGCGCGCCGCCCGAGAAGATCGCCGAGTATGAATCAGTCGAGGGCGACGGCGTGCAGGAAGTCGCCGCAGGTCTTGCGGCTGCCATCAATGCAGCCCCGGGCGGATGGGAGGCGACAGCGGAGCCGGGCGCGCTTGTCAGGATCACCGCCCCGGTGGATTCGGGCGCGGCTGCCAACAATTGGGAGCTGTCCTGTGTCATCCCAGACCCCGCTTATATCGAGGCCGAGACATTCCCGCCCGGTTTCACCGCCACCGTTCAGGCGTTGGGATCGATCGTTGCCGGTGCCGACGGCGTGCCGCCCCTGACCATCATTGAGCTGGAGAAGATAGGCCTGAACTATACGTACAACGAGCAAGCTATCACGGGCTACGGACGGATCAGCAAGCTGAACATCTACGGCGACACCAAGGCCGCGTTTGTTTCAATTATCCAGAGCTGGGTATACCAGGTGGCGGGGGCGGATCATTACGAGGTCGAGTTCAAGCCGAGGGAATGGCAGTATTCCACGATAAAGCCGACCATCTACCTCACGGACCTGGAGTTCATGGAAACCACGCAGCCGGTGATTGGGTATCACAGCCGCCACGCCCAGATCACGGTAGGAATGAAGCCGGTGCTGGGCAAGACGGATTATTACGAGGAGCAGCTGTCAAGGCTGCTGAATGTTTTTGAGCGCAGGAATTACGAGGAATACCGGTGGTCGTTTACCTACAAGGGCGTCAACTATATCGGGGTGACCATTCGGGACTTCGGAATCACGATTGACGGCACCAGCGGGATGCGCCAGATGAACGACCAGCAGGCGGGGACGTGGTTTCATGAGTTCACCGTTTCATTTCACGTGGATTTTCTTAACTTAGTCAAAAATTAACCTATAGGACATGAGCGTTATTCCATTCAGCAGCAAAACAGCCGAGAAGCGAGCCCGCCAGGACGGCCACTACAGCAAGCTGTACTTCGTTCCGTATGGCTCAAAGAGCCGCAACGGAACCGCCCGTTTCGGGGGAAAGAACGGCTTTTATCTCGGAGCCACCCCCACGATTGCGCAAGGGGCTTGCGAAATCTGCACGACATCGGAGGTCGGCGACATTGCCCTTGCAATTGAGAACGAGACCACCGTCACCATGCCAGGCAAGACCTCTTACACCACCGGTGGCCGCAAGTCGCTGGAGTTTGAGATTCAAATACAGGGGAACGCCGTGGGAACACTCAAGTTCCTGATGGGAATATCCCCCCACACCGGGGAGGCAATCGATGCCACCCGTTTCCATTACGACCTGAGCGGGGCCGTAATCATCGACAAGTTCGACAGTGAGGACTCGCATTTGCCGGTTCAATCCATCCTAATACCCAATGTGAAGATGAAAATCGACAACTGGGTAGGGTTTGCGGAGGGTGACCAGATGCAAACCGTGAAGTTTTTCCAAGACGAGGCCGAAAAGTACATCGTCACCGGGAACCAGGTGTGGGATTATTCGCTTTTCGTGGACAATGGTACCACGATTACAAATCCAGCTGCTCCGGACGGGACAAAAACGGCCTTCATTCTGGACGATTGCAACAACAGCAACACGGCCACGCCGCCCGTGCCGATCATGTTCAACCCGGACGGGACGGGATGGAAGCGGTACCTGGCCGTACTTCGGAATGATGCGGTGGTGCCCGATGCGGATGCCACTGCGGTGGTGACATCGGCGACATTTGCCACCAGCACAATCACATTTGGGGCTGCCCCCGCAGATGGTAGTTCCATCCTTGCCATCTACCCCATTGATTTGGCGACGCATGATAGCACGATGCGCCACACCAAGCCGGGGGGAATGTTCACCCTTGTTGAATCATACATGGGTATCCTCTGATTCTGAATCCATTTCGCTTCGCAGGGAGGGGCCGCCGATGGTGGCCTCTCTCTTTTTATTTAAAATTTTCCTGCTGAATTTCAGTCACTTACGAGATTCTTTTGTTTTTATTCGGGTAAGGGTATTGACAAAACAAAATAACCGCCCTATCTTTGACCTATAGTTAGAAACAGTTATTTAGAACATCAAAAATCAAGGCAATGAAAAACAACAGCAAAAACGGCAAGATCAACTGGAACGTAGAAAAGGCCAAATTCGACACCCTGGCCGCCCTCAATGAAGCCGTTCCACAATGGGCGCAAATCACCCTCCAGCAGGTCAGCAGCTGCGGAATTGGCATCGGAGACGTGATCAGGTTCGAGAAGAGCGACGACCTCTGGGTAGTCACGCACGACGGCTCCAGAAGCGGGCAGGGCGGGAACAGCTGGTTAATCATCCTGGGCAAGGTCTCCAGCAGGGCCAACGGAGCAGCTACCACGGGCCGCTTTTCCTATCATGAGACGATGGAATTCAGGCAAAAAGCCGAGCGCGGGGATGCTGAGTTTTCCAAGCTGAAAGGCTTCCGAGTGATTGTCAAGTCAAAGCCAACACCCGATGCACCGCGCATCGCCACGCTGGAGAAGAAGACTTTCCCGAATTATAGGGCTGTGGAAAAGCAGTCGGAAGTGGTTAAGCAGAGGCAAGCCGCAAACGAGGCCTTTTTTGCAGAGATTAAGGCCAAGGCGGAGGCCCGGGAAGCCGCCAAGAACAACCAATAAACAGCACGAAAATGGAAAGCAGAAGCGAAAAAATGAAGGCCTTTTTAGACACCTACAAGGGCAGCGACGACGAAGCCAAAAGAACCAAGGAGATCGCCGCAAGAGATGAAGATTATAAGGAATTGTGCAGGTTTGCATCATGGCTTAGGCAAAAACGGGCGTATGCCTCAGCCGAAAAGGGCGTGACTTATGCCTACATTAATATCCATGGAGGCATCATGTACAAAAGTACGAGCAGGTCAAATTATGAGATTATTACCGAGATTGACAACCTCAGAAGCGACCTCGGGCAGGTTCTTTGGGACATCTACCAAGCCGAGATGGAATAAAACGATTGACCGCCCCCCAACAACAAAAAAGCCCCTATTTCGGGGCTTTCTTGCTTTCCTTCCCATCCTTCGTAAGCGGTGGCTCGACCAGCTCAAAAACATTCGGCGCGGTCAATCTGAGGGACGGCGGTATAGCCGCTTTCAGCTTCTCCCAATCCCCGGTAATGGTCCCCACCTGGCAATAAGGCCGGGCGAAAAGCGTCCGTCCCTTGACATGACACGGGTAGAGTGTCCAGAAGTGCGGATTCTCCTGGGAATCCTTGGTAGCCTCGATTTTACCGAGGTTTTCTTTGAGGTCGGCGATAGCCTTTTCCATATTCTATAGCGTCTTGTTGAGGTAAAAATTCGAACCGAATTTGAATACTTGCGTGAACTGCCCCGGGTTCAGCACCAGCGGGGTGTCGGTGTCAATGTTCCCTCCGGGGGCAAGGGTGACGGTGTGGCTCGCCATTTGATTGAAGACGGTGGTCAAACCCTCCAATCCCTCCGTAAGGGTGTCGATGGTGGCCGCTGTTTCGGCTCCGTCGGCTCCCGCCAGATGGTCTCCTATGTTTGTCACGGTCGTTGTGATTGAGCCAGTTACGACCGTGTACATGGTCCAGGCATTGGCCGCCGCCCCGGTGCCAATAGGGGCAACGATCCTGCAAAACCGGTCAGGGTAGGCGTCGGCTTCCCACAGCGTCCCGCTGGAGATGGACAAGACAAGCCCATCCGCTATATCTTGGTCGGTGTCGCCGCATATCGCGGTGTATTCGCCGATTTTATAGACGTTGGCAAACCCGGCGTCTATCCAGACCTGCACCTTGCCAGGGAAGGCACTCCCCAGATTGATTACCACCGCGCCTTGCGCTCGCGTCTCCGAGCCTATTTTAGCCGTCCGCACGATCCCACCGGACAGCCGGAGCGAGGTGCCGGTGACATACTCAAAAACAGAAGGCATCCCCTGTGCAGCCGAGCGCATCGGGTATCTCCCCACCTCCACACGGGCAAGCGACGGGGCCACCACGAACACCGCCGCGCTGTCCTCGTTCTCCAGAAG